CCATTTGCTGGCTATGCACTAGGTGCGGGAGAATCGATAGAAGGCGTAGGTCAAGCCAAGAAAGACTTTGAGGCGGGGAACTATGGCTCTGCTGCATTGAATTACGCGCTGTCTAGCTTGGGTTTATTACCTGCGGCAATAGGTAGCTACAGACCAACAACGCTATTAAAACCCGACCCATCAGTTGGCACAAGATATGAAACAGAAAACTTGGGCGGTTTGTTGGATAAAACCCCAGTCAACATGGAAGATTATTTAGGCTCAAGTGTAATGGTCATGCCTTGGGATAGCACAAGCAGAAACGTTGCAATAAAATCTGTTTCAGATGTGCAACTACCTCAGTCTGTTATTACGCATGGTGGGCAAGACTACGCAAGAGATGCGGCATTGCAAGCTCAAAACATTGCTGGCGCAAGTGGAGAAAGTATTGCAAAACGTATTAGAGATAGAGAACAACAAGCTATAAAAGAAAATTTAGCCGCAGGTGGGACAGGAAAAATTTTGCATTTGCCAATAACAATGGGTGACTTTGCCGAAAACTTTTCGGTGATGCCATCAGAAATATTGTTAGGAATTATTGACCAAGCGAAACCCACAAAAGAAGCATTACAAAAATTAAACGATCAAATTAGGGCATTTAGCCCAGACGGTAAGAAAGCTGACTTTAAACCATTTACTGGGTTTGCAGGCGTAGAAACCGAAAAGGGTAGGGCGCAATTGTTAAGCGGTGAGGGAATTGGAACAACTGCGGGTGAACTACGCAAAGCACTTGCTAACCGAATGTACCTAAAAGGCAATCAAGAACAATTTGGGTTTAATGCAGAAGATATTGTTAGTGCTGTTAGCGACCAATCACTTGTCGGAGTGCCTAAAGGCTTTGTTGGAAATACTGTTATTGGCTCATCGCCAGAAGGAATGCAATTAAGCCCGTCAGTTAACCCAACATACAACACAGACTTCACAGGTAAATACTTAGGGACTTTAGGTCAAAGCATTCCTGTTGAACAAATAATGCAAAAAAGATTTGAAAATGTTTCAGAAGAAATGGCAGGAAAAAAAGGTAATTTGCGGCAAAATGTTATTGGTGCATTAGAAAAACGTAAGTCTGGCGTGTCTGAATTAATAGACGATCAATTTCTTGAAAATCTTAACCGTTATTTTCAGAGTGTTCGTCAATAGAGTATTGACCTAACAGGTGTGTTTGTAAAGTTTGTATTGCGTCTGCCATCATAGCGTAGTACTCGTCGTAAGTTAAGTCAGCCATTTCTTGATCAGCTGTAACGTTAGGGCCTAACTTAGTAAAATCAACAGTAAGTTTCATTAAAGTTTCTCCAGGTGTGTAAAATAAAGTAAGAACCATAATTTTTATATTAACATTGTAAACAGTATAAGTATAGTAAGTTTAACTTAACTCGATGACCCGTTAGGAGTCGAACATGAATAGCAAAGTAGAACAGTCTACTAAAGACAAGTGGATTCCTCCCAATGCGGGTAAGGGGCGCGTTAGAGGCGTACCAAACAAGGCAACATCTATTGTAAGAGATGCTATTGCGAACTTACTAGAGCGCAATGCAGACAAGATGGACGAATGGCTACAGCTCGTTGCTTGCGGTGACGAAGACAAGGGACTAAAGCCTGCACCCGATAAAGCATTAGACATCATGCAAAAGATGGCTGAGTATCACATACCTAAGCTGGCAAGAACAGAGTTAACAGGTGCTGACGGTGGTGACGTTAAGGTGAGCGTTAAATGGGCAAACAGCCATGAATAATGAAGAATGGATTAATGTTTCTTATTCAAACAGACATCAAATTAGCTCATACGGTAGAGTTAGGTCTATAGATTTTATTGAAAACATAAATGATAGATGGGGAAAACCTACCAAAAGAAAAGTAAAAGGAAAAATACTTAAAATTTTTGGTTGCGGTAAATACCTTGGAATAAGATTGTCATTTAAAGGACAAAATTATTATATACATCGGTTAGTCGCTGAACATTTTATTGATGGTGATAAGTCATTAGATGTAAATCATATTGATGGTGTAAAAACAAACAACACCGTAGAAAATTTAGAATTTGTAACGCCTGCTCAAAATATGTTGCATTCAACTCACGTTTTAGGAAACAGAAAAGGGCAATTTGGTGTTGGTGGTGTTCGAATTGACTACTAAAGAAATAATTATTGATTATTACCCCCGAGCGCCTCAGGTTGAGATGCATAACGCTGCGGACAAGCACCGTTTCACCGTAGTAGTCGCTCATCGACGTATGGGAAAAACCGTAAGCGCAATCAATGAGTTAATTAAAGCGTCAATCAATTGTGAGTTAGACCGCCCAAGAATGGCATACATTGCGCCCACTTACGGTCAAGCTAAACGTGTCGCTTGGGACTACTTGCTACACTACACACGACCATTAGGGGCTGTGGCTAACATCGCTGAGCTACGGGTAGACTTTTGGGACAGGCGCATTCAGTTATTTGGTTCAGATAACCCAGACTCATTGCGCGGACAGTACTTTGATCTTGTAGTCCTAGATGAGATAGCAGATCAGAACCCAAAGATTTGGAACGAGATTATTCGCCCAGCACTAGCTGATCGCAAAGGGAGAGCAATATTTATTGGCACACCAAAGGGTCAGAATCACTTTAAGGAGCTAAGAGATAGGGCTGAAGCTGAACCTGATTGGGCATTACTCGAATTCAAAGCAAGTGAAACAGGCATACTAGATACAGAAGAGCTAGAAGCAGCTAAGCGCGAGATGGGTGATGATAAGTACAACCAAGAATTTGAATGTTCATTTAACGCAGCGATAGAGGGCAGTTACTACGGAAAGTTGATGAATGATCTAGATGAACAGGGTAGATTCGTTGAGATTGTGCGCGATGATCTATGCAGAACATACACGAGCTGGGACTTAGGAATGGGTGATTCAACCGCTATCTGGGTTGTCCAGGTATCAGGGCAAGAGTACAGATTCATGGACTTTATAGAGAATCACGGGGTTGGGCTTGATTGGTATGTGCGTGAACTAACAGAGCGAGGCTGGCATAAAGCTGAGCACATCTTGCCACATGACGTGCAAGTAAGAGAGTTGGGCACAGGTCGAAGCAGGTTAGAGGTGCTACAAGAAGCAGGGCTATCTTGCACCATTGCGCCACGTCTCGGAATCGCTGATGGTATACAAGCATTGCGTAGACTATTGCCAAACTGTTGGTTTAATATGCCAAAAGTTAAGCAAGGTGTAGAATGTCTTAGGAACTACAGGCGTGAATACGATGAGAAACGCAATATATTCTATGACAAACCGTTACATGACTGGTCATCACATGGGGCCGATTCTGCACGTTACGCTGCGGTCGGTATATTTGACGTTAGCTCGTGGAGCAAACCGTTGAAAGTTAACACAGGTTGGGTCGTATAATGTGGTTACAACAACAGGGAAATAAACTAGATCAATCCATATTAAACCGCTTAATAGAAAGAATAGAGAAGCTAGAGGAAAAGATTAAACTGTTAGAGCGCAAGCGTATCAATCAAAAGGATACAAAGAATGTCATCTGAAATGAAACTTAAAGCGATTATTGATTCAGAAATTGATAACGCAATTGGGTATCTTGAAAGCGAAACGACGCTAGACCGAGCTAAAGCTCTTGAGTTTTATCTGCGCCAACCTTATGGCAATGAGGTAGAGGGTCGCTCACAAGTAGTAACGGGCGAGGTTGCTGAGTCAATCGATGGCGCATTGCCAAGTTTAGTGCGGGTGTTCACACAATCCGATGACATTGTTCGTTTTGAGCCAAAAGGCCCGGGCGATGAAGAGGGCGCAAAGCAAGCAACAGAGTATGCAAACTGGGTGTTCTATGCACAGAATTCAGGATTCACAATACTGCACGACTGGTTCAAAGATGCGCTAATGCAAAAGGTTGGCGTCATCAAAGCGTACTGGGACACAAAGGTAGACGTTACAAAAGAGACCTATGAAAATTTGACTGACGATGAACTGATGCTTTTATTGTCAGACGATTCGCTAGATGTTGTTGAGCAAGACACTACAGAGATTGAGGGTCAAGTTGACGAAATGGGTCAACCCATGATGTTTAGGTCACACAACATTATCGTAAGTAAAAAAACAAGCCGAGGCTCAGTTAAGATTGAAAACGTGCCTCCCGAGGAATTTCTTATAAGTAAGCGGGCAAGAAATATTGAAGATTCACCGTTTATTGCACACAGGAAATTGCTTCCACGTTCGGATTTAATAGCAATGGGTTTTGACCCTGAAGTCGTTGAGAGATTATCGGCGTTTGACGAACTTAGTTTTACATCGGAACGATTGGCTCGATATTCACGCGGTGAGCAACCGTTTCAGCAGGCAAGTATTGACAGAGCGATGCAAGAAATTGAAGTATACGAATGTTATATAAAAGCCGATATTGATGACGATGGCATAGCAGAATTGCGCCAAGTGTTTTATGCGGGTTCAGACATACTAAGTGATATCGAAACGGACTATGTGCCTTTTCATTCACTATGCCCAATACCCACACCGCACAAGTTTTTCGGTGAGTCTATGGCTGATCGCACGATGGACATTCAGCTAATCAAATCAACAGTTGTGCGTCAGATGTTGGACAACTTATATCTGAGCAACAACGGGCGAATGGGTGTTGTAGAGGGTCAAGTTAATCTTGACGACATGCTTTCGGTAACGCCCGGCGGTGTGATTCGCATGAAGAATCCAAACGCTATTGTGCCAATTGTTGTTCCACAGGTTGCTGGTCAAGCGTTTCCGATGCTAGAGTATTTAGACAATCAGCAAAGTAAGCGAACAGGCATCTCTGAGGCGCAACAAGGGTTAAATCCCGATGTGTTGCAAAACGTTACCGCAGCAGCGGTAGCGGCAGCCTCACAAGCAGCGGGTGGCAAGATAGAGTTAATCGCTCGTATATTTGCCGAGACTGGTGTAAAAAGCCTATTCGCTGGCATCTTGCAACTAGTGTGTAAGTATCAGGACAAGCCAACCATTATTCGGTTGCGCGGGAAATACGTTCCTATTGACCCAAGATTGTGGTCGAACCAGTATGATCTATCAATAAACGTTGGGCTTGGCACAGGCAACAGGCAAGAACAGATGGCGATGTTGCAGATGGTTTTATCTAAGCAAGAAACGATTATCCAACAATACGGGCCAAGTAATCCACTTTGTTCAGTAGGACAGTACCGTGCAACTTTGGGCAGATTTATAGAGGCAGCGGGGTTCACGGACTCAGCAGAATTCTTTAAAGAAGTGACGCCAGAGGTAGACGCACAGTTAGCACAACCACAAGAGGCGAAACAAGACCCAGCAATGCAAGCGTTATTACAACAGGCGCAAGCACAATTGCAAATTGCACAACAGAAAGCGGTTGCTGATATTGAAGCAAGGCAAATGAAAGCACAGGCTGATATTCAGTTAGAGCGCGAAAAGGCAACGGTTGATATTCAGATACAGCGCGAGAAGTTGGCAGCGGAGTTACAAATGCAACGTGAAAAGTACGCGCTTGAGTTACAATTTAGACAGCAAGAATTACAGGCTGAGATTGCTCTCAAACAAATTAAACTAGGTGCTGACATAACCAGCGATGTGAGGATACCCGGGTGAGTGGTAATCAACAATTAGATTCGCAATTAATGGCGTCGTTGCAATCAAGCATGCAACAACCTATGCAACAACCTTTGCAACAAATGCAACAATCAATGCAACCGATGCAACAATTTGGACAGCAACAAAGCACGTATAACCCGTTCGAAGCGATTGCCCAGATGCAACGTCAACCGATGCAACAACCAGTGATGAATCCATTTTTTGGTGGTCAGATACCCATGAACTTTGGTTTACCTGAGGCATCACGTATACCCGCAGACTTTCAATCTGCGTTGCAAAACTTTGAACGTGGTACTCCTCCTCCTCCTGTTGATAATTCCATGGGTGCAATTTTTGATTCTGGAAATTTTTACGGTGGAAATTTTAACGGTGGAAACGGTAACGATTAATGGACAAGGCACAATTATCAATCAATTTACTGCGCGATGAGTTTTTTATGGGTGAAATGAAAGCGATTAAAGATAATTGTTTACAGCAAATTGTTAACAGTAACGAATCAGATATAAATGTGCGTGAAGATTATTACCGAATACATAAACAGATAGATTTGGTCATATCCCACTTTCAATCGTTAGCGGATAGCAAGCAGATTAATAGCAAGAAATGGAAGATATTTTAAGAATTGCTGACTTATCAGCACACCGAGCCAAACGGATTTTTGGCAGTAGGGGTTTAAGATGAGCGAAAACATGACACCCGATTCGGGTAATGGTACGCTAACGGTAGATAGTGCCGCTGGTGCGATGCTTGGTTTAATGGGCGGTGATGACTCGCAAGAGCAACAGGTAGCCGAACAGGAAGGCGAAGAGATTGCAACTGAGTCGGGGGTTGAAGAGTATGCAACCGATGACAGCGAAGAGGAAGAGGGCGAACAAGTTGAGCAACCAAAATATCGCGTCAGAGTTTCGGGCGAAGATATAGAGGTCACGCAAGACGAATTAGTCCGTGGATATCAACGCGAGGCAGACTACACAAAGAAAACCCAAGCACTTGCAGAAGCGCGTAAATCTCTGGATACGGAGAAAGCGGGCGTAGAGCAAGCAAAAGGATTGAGAGATACATACGCGCAACGTCTAGGAATGATTGAGCAGATGCTCACAAACCAAAACAAAGCCGAGAATCTTGATGAGTTAAAAGATATAGACCCGATTGGGTATGCTGTAAAAGTAGCAGAGCTGTCACAGCGCAAAGATCAATTGCAAGCTATTCAATTCGAACGTCAACGCATTGCAGAACAGCAACAAGCGGAACACAAAGAAATGATTGGCAAACATGTTGCGCTAGAGGCTGAGAAGTTATCTGCTTACATACCTGAATTTTTAGACCCTGAAAAAGGCGAAACAGTCCGCAAAGACATTCGTAATTTTGCTAAGTCTATTGGGTGGACAGATCAAGAGTTGGCTAGTGTTTATGATTCTCGAGCTGTTATGACACTTTACAAAGCCATGCAGTACGACAAGTTAATAGCATCAAAACCGGGTATGCAAAAGAAAGTTTCTCAAGCACCCAAAATGCTAAAAGCAGGCGTATCACAAGGCAAAGGGGCGTCAGAACAGAGTAAAGCAAACATGCAACAATTGCGACGCACAGGCAGGGTTGCCGATGCCGCTAACGTTTTTGAACAATTCATATAAGGATTTATCATGGCTACATTTACCGCACACACCGCAATCGGTCAACGCGAAGACTTAAGTGATGTTATTTATAACATTTCACCAACCGAGACACCACTCTTAAATACGCTGGCACGTAGCAAAGCAACTGCTGTCTATCACGAGTGGCAGACTGACAGCCTTACTGCTGTCAACACATCTAACGCAGCAGTTGAGGGTGCAGACGCATCTTCAGCAACTTTGTCACCTACAACTCGCCTAGGTAACTATTGCCAAATTGTGCAAAAGACTATTCAGGTCTCTGGCACACTTGACTCGGTTAACAAAGCTGGTCGCAAGAGTGAGAAAGCATACCAACTTGCCCGTGCTTCTAGCGAGTTAAAGCGTGACATCGAGGGCATTCTTTGCTCAAACCAAGCAAGCTCGGCAGGCTCTAGCAGTGTTGCTCGCAAGCTAGGTTCTGTATTGGCGTGGCTTGACAGCAATACATCGGTTGGTACTGACGGTGCTGACCCTACTACTATTGGCTCAACTACTCGCACAGATGGCACAGTCCGAGAGTTTACTGAAACACTGTTAAAAACAGTTATTGCAAGTGTTTACACTAACGGTGGCATGCCTAAAGTTTTAATGGTTGGCGCAGCAGGTAAGCAGAAAGTATCAACCTTTGCTGGTATCGCTCAACAGCGTTACATGGCCCCAGCCGATGCACCAACGACTATTATTGGCGCGGCGGATATTTATTTGAGCGACTTTGGTTCAGTTTCTGTCGTACCTAACAGGTTCATGCGTGCTCGTGACGCTTTGGTGCTAGACCCTGAATACGCGGCAATTGCTTATTTGCGCCCATTCGCTACAAATGAATTGGCAAAAACTGGTGACAGCGACAAGACTCAGATTCTTGCTGAGTTAACCTTAGAAATGCGTAACGAAGCTGCACATGGTGGCGTGTTTGATTTAGACATGGCGCTTTAATTTAAAGGTGGGCGGGGGGAAACTCTCGCCCTAATTAAACTATGAACAAAATATTAAACGTTGATGAGTTTGCAGGTAGACACACCGTTGCACATGCAGATGGCGATGGTGGTTTAATACTAGAAACAAAACAAGATGTTAGCCATATAATTGAGGCTAACAAATTAATGTTTAATCAAGTAAAATCACAAGATAAGTACGGTGATATGACGCATGTTGCTCGGTTGCCATTGACGGTGATCGATGATTTAAACCGCAAAGGTATCATGCGCGGGTTTGCTGTTATTAATGAACCTGAAATGAAACTGTTTTTAAATGACCCTGATAATCGTTTCTTTAGAACAAGACCTGGTAGAGTTTAATCATATGGAAATGCTATGGGCATAACGAATTACACAGACTTGCAAGCAACAATTGCAAGCTACATTGCACGTTCTGACTTGACTACTCAAATACCTGACTTTATTCGTCTTGCAGAAGTGCGCCTGAGGCGTGATTTGCGTATACGTCAAATGCTGAAATCGTCTACAACATCAATGACGGGCGGAGACGCAACGGTAGCATTACCAACTGATTTTTTAGAATTGCGTGATTTATTTGTAGAATCAAACCCAGTACGTGATTTGCAATATGTAACGCCAAGCGTGTTCTCACGGAACGGCAGAGTGACAGAATCAGGATTGCCAAATTTGTACACGATTATTGCTTCTGAATTTAAATTTGCCCCAGTGCCCGATACATCATATATATTGCAGGTGTTGTATTACGCATCACCAGAATATTTAGGTGGTGATACTCCAAGCAATGTTTTTCTAGCTGTAGCACCTGATTTATTGTTATACGGTGCGCTTGTAGAAGCAGAAAGCTATCTTATGAATGACCCGCGCATATCTATTTGGGCAGGCATGTTTGATAGAGGGTTATCATCTTTGACGTCATCTGATGACTCATCTGAGCACAGTGGCGTGCCACTTAGAATGACTTTAACAGCGAGGTAAATCATGGCTGCATTATCAAATTATTTAGAAAACGCCCTTATCAATGGCACTTTACGGAACACTCAATACACTGTGCCGACTAATGTGTATGTTGGTTTATTTACAACTGACCCAACAGACGCAGGTTCTGGCACTGAAATAACGGGTGGTTCTTATGTACGTAAAGTGGCAACTTTTGGAGCGCCATCAAACGGAGCATCATCTACAAGTGCAGACGTTCAATTCGATCAAGCAACTGCCGACTGGGGGACTATTGGCTGGTTTGGAATACATGACGCCAGCACTGCTGGTAATTTGTTGTATCACGGTGCGTTAACTGTTAGCAAGACTATCGCTACTGGAGATGTATTTAAAATTGCAAGTGGTAACTTAACTGTAACGCTTGCATAATGGCAGATGTTTGTGGGCCGTTTACTCTTGATGAGTTAGATCAATTTGGGACTGTTGATTCTATACAAATCACATTTGATAGCCCAATTTGGCAATCTGCGGATACATGTATATTAGATTTTAGTGCGTCAATAAATGCACTAGCTACAGTTATTGCGCTAGGCAACGGCATATTCGTTTCAAATGCAAGTATTGCGGGTTCAGCATCAGCAATTAGCGATAGCATACGCGTAAGAACGTCAAGTGCAAGCATAAATGGTACAGCAAGTGTAGAAATAGAGTACATACGTGTTAGGCTAAGTAGCGCAGATATAAGTGGTATAGCAACAACTTCAGCGCTAGGTGGTGTTCAATATTCGGCTGACGGTTCGATAATTGGCATTGCAACAGTTGAATGTTTTGCAAATGCAATACTTGACAGCTCAGGCAATATTATTGGTGTTTGTTTTACTGTTGCAAACGGTGAGGTGTTGGGCGAAGATTGGGTTCAAGTCGCAATTGATGGTAACGTCTGGAATGAAATATCTGCGGGTAATGATGTATGGATACAGACTAACAAAGGTGATAATGAATGGCTACGAAAAGGTTAGTGCTTGGTGAATGGTTGCCAGACCAACCGGGGTTGACAGGTGCGATTACAAAAGCATTCAACGTTATCCCTTTGTTAAACGGTTATGGACAACTGCCGTCTATAAAAGCGTTTTCAGACAATGCAAGCGAGCCTTTGACTAATGTTGTTGCGGGAAAGTTTGGTGACACAGTCCAGTTATTCGCCGCGAGTGAAACAAAGATTTTTAAATACGACCCTAATGATTTAAGTTTAAATGATGTTTCAAAAGCGGGTGGGTATACCGCATCAAGTGGTTGGAATTTTACACAGTATGGAAAATCTTTGATCAGTGCAAACGGCTCAAACGTTTTACAGTACTGGGAGTTAGGCGTATCTACTGCTTGGGCAGATGTGTCAGCAAGCGCACCAATTGCTAGCTTTGTAACAGTTGTGCGTGACTTTGTGGTAGCAGCGAACAACAGTAGTAACCCTAATCGCGTGCTTTGGTCGGATATAAATGATGAAACAAATTGGGTTTCTGGTGCAACGTCACAATCTGATTTTCAAGATTTACCCGATGGCGGCAATATTCAGGGCGTAACGGGTGGCGAATTTGGGATAGTGTTCTTAGAACGTTCAATCTATCGAATGAGCTATCAAGGTTCACCATTATTTTTCCAATTTGATGCTATTTCAAGAACGCTAGGTTGCTATGAGCCGAATTCTATTGTGCAACAAGGTGCAAGAACGTTCTTTTTGTCAGACGATGGATTTTACGTATGCGATGGTCAAACAGTTACTGCAATCGGTGCTGAAAAAGTAGATCGATGGTTTTTTGAAGATGTCAGTGAAGGTTCATTAGATAAGATGTCGGCTGCAATTGACCCTGAACGCCATTTAATTGTGTGGTGTTACCCGAATGCAAACGCTACTCAAACCATTTTATTTTACAACTGGCAAACAGGGAAATGGTCGTATGGAATTACAACCGCTGATTACATAGCTACTGCTTCAACTGTTGGAACTACACTAGAACAACTTAATATCTACACAAGTT